TATACAGCTAATATAATAAACATTTTATTAACAAAAAAATATTTTTATACTTTTTTACCAAATATGGTATTCTCCTTTATTAGGATCTTGTAATTGAGATGTTATAGAATAACGTAAAGCATCTATAGCATGGTTATAAGCGTCTATAGGTTTATTTAATACATTTCCTTGTTTGTCAGTCATCCATATGTAGTTTCTTAATTCGTTTATTAAGTTCTTACTTCTAGATGTAATAAAGATCTTGTTTTGATTTATAAGATTTAAACCATAGTTAATACTATCTCTTCCTTTTTTAACAGGATATACTATATGTCCGTAGTGATTTAATTCAGCTATAGATTTAGGTTCTGCACTGTCTGCATAAATAACATCACTAACATTATATGTTTTTAATAAATTACTTATATCTCTATTTAATAAACCTTTCTTATAAATAATCTCGTCAAATATATAACTATCATTATATTTATACATAGCTACAACAGATGTAGGGTCGTTACTATATCCAAAATCCATACCGTAACAAAGTATTCTTGCTTCATCTGGTAATTGTATTTCTTTCCAATCAGGTATGCATACTCCTTCTAAACTTCCTAATTGTCCTAATCCATATACTTTCCACCAGTTTTTCCAATAATTACTTTTGCTTGCTTTAACTCTTGCTGATTCTATTTCTTTAACAATTGTTTCAGGTAATGCCTCATTGTCTTTATAAGTTAACGTGATAAAATCTACATCTTGTCCATTTAAAACTTCTCTATCAACCCAGAATGAGCTAGTGGGATTATAATCTAACCATATATTATCACTAGTTCTAACCATCAACTGTTGGTACGCATCAAAAGGTATATTATTACATTCATTTATATACAAGTCTGTTCTCCTTGCTCCTCTTAATTTATCTGGCATGTCTGTACTAAAAAACTCAATATAACTACCGTTGGTGAAATTATATTTTAAAGTAGACTTGTTAAACTGAACATCAGTATATCTGTTCAATAACATCATGATTTTTAAAAAATCTTTTAATGCTCCTCTTCTTAAGTGTGGTATACTCTCAGAAACTATACTAATCTCTAAATTAGGATTCTTAATTGCTTTGTCTATTAATATAGGAATTATACCAAAAGTTTTACCTGCAGAAGTACCTCCGCAAACTACTTTTATTCTCTTATCTAACTTATATAGTTTTTTAATTGCAGTTGTTACTACAAAATCCATTAAATCTCAAATATTGGTTGCTCTGAATTTAAAGTAATGTCTTTAGTTTCTCTTGGCTTACCTGCATAATAATGATAAAACAATTGTACATATTTAAAATCACCGGTATCAATACCAGCTTCTAAAGCTTTATATGCTTTTTCTTCTAATGGTTTTAACTTCTCAATAAGTTCTATCTCCTCACTTTTAGATTTTCTTCCTGCACCTTCTCTTTTGCCTCCTCTTGTATTCATAGTTTGAAAAAAATTGATTATTCAATAGTACAATAAAAAAATATAACTTTTGTTAATACATAGCAAGTATCTTTTCTAATCTATCAATCATCATATCTTCTTTATCTTCAGGTATTTTATTTAATAAATCTATTAATCTATCGTTTGTTATTTTTCTATTTTGTTCTTTTAATTCAAAACTTTTTATATGTTCTTTTAGTTCAAATATTTCAAAGTTAAGTTTTACACACTTTTGTTTTAGCTTTATGTGATCATCTTCTTCGGTTATATCTTTTATGTCTTTTACTTTTGTCTTTGCTTTGTCATATGCAAACTTTAACATCTTATCATGTTTCATCCACATAGGGAATTGTCTTAAAGAGTACAATACTGTAGAGTGGTCTTTATTTACTGATTCTCCTATATTGTTTAAACTAAGATTTGTTGAGTTTTTAAGAAGTGTATAATACAATCCTCTTGCTTCCGCGTACTTTCTTTTTCTAGTAGGATTTTCTACATTTACTCCTAATTCATTATTCACTATTTTTTTACATCTCGTTATCAAGTCTTCCATTTTTATTTCTTATTAGTTTGCTTATTTTAATTAATTCTTTTATTTCTATTTCTTGTATCGCTTTAAATATACCAGAACATTGTTCGTACATTTCAGTTTCTTCGTAAAGCTTTAATATTTTTTTTAATTTAGATAAAGGAGTTCCACTTTTATAATCATGCATTGACATGAGGTAATATTGTTTTTTAATATCATCTTCATTCACAAAGTTCCTTTTATTATATATTCATTTAGTTCGAGTTTTTTTTTTACAAAATATTGTTCAAATACTTTTAAACCATACTCTACTTTATCTTTACCTGATAAATAAAACTCTTCGCTAACATTATAATGACCTAAATCTCCAGTTGATTTATCTATAACAAAAAAGAAAAAGTTCTCATAATTAACTTTAAATAGTTCACAATAAATATACACTTGAACATCATAACCATATTTTTTAGCAGACCAAGGAAAAGCTTTTAAATCTGAAGTTGTTTTTAGATCTGCAACATAATCACCTCCTAATATATCTGCTTTAGCTCTAAACGGATAACCTTGTAATATATCAAAACCAGGTTGTTCGAACATAGCATCTCTAGTTAATTCTTGCCATATATCATTTTGAAGTAATGCATCTACAGTATACATAGCTTTATCATATTCTCTTCTTGTATATACAAATTGATCACTCCCTACTTCTTTTACTTTATCTTTATATGCTTTAGTTACTGCTGATTTTACTTCTACAACATGGCATAATGAATCTAACTTTTCAGGCTCTAATGCTGCTAAGTGAATTAATCTACCAGTTTTAAATGCTTTACTATCTGATTTAAAGTTTAGAGATCTAGCATAACTCTTAGGGGAATCTATCAATGACTTTATAGCAGAAGAACTCAATGCATATTTACCAAGCTCTCCGTAGTAAAAAGAATCATCATACATTTTCTCTAGTAACTTATCTTTATCGTATACATCACCATTTAATAGTTGTATCTTTTCTTTCCTTTTACTTTTGTTATGTATACTTTTTAATTCATTAACAGTAATGTAACAAGTATCATCACCATGAAAAGAACCATTTAAACTAATATGTAAAGCATGAAGTTCATCTTTTGTTTTAAACTGAAACACTTCATCTTTTACGTTTACCTCTACACCATCTTTTGCCCAATCCATAAAAGCTATCTTAGGTGTCATAAATGTTATATGTTTCCATGTTGATTTTTTAGTTACTACTCTCATACTAATTATTTTTTACAAACGTTCCATTTATCATTTTACCAGTTCTATTTTTAATTACATTATAAGCTGAGTTTATACAATCTTCTATTTTAACGTTTCTTAGTTCTGCTAAGTTAGTTAACACTACAACCATATCACCTATAGCATCTATTATCTCATCTTGATCATTATTAAGTAAAGCTTTTGCTAATTCACCAGATTCTTCTTGTAATTTAACATACTGTGTTCTTGAATCACCTTCATTTAAAATACCTTTTTGTTCTGCCCAATCTCTAATTGGTTTAAATTCATTGTTTAGTTTCATTGTTTTTATTTAAAAAATTATTATATATATGTAAATTATTTACAAAATGATAGTAGCTACCAATATTAACTTTTAATTCTTTACAAATTAATTCTTGTAATTTACTAAAACAATATTGATCATTACAAAATCCGTACCATAAATCATTAGATCTCATTAATACCGACATGTTTAATTTATTGTTTATTATAGTGAAATTTATAGCATATGTACAAGGAGTATCTTTACTGTAAGTTTGTATTTCTTTACCATCATAAATAGATATGGCTGCTTGCCTAGTATTTTTATTTCTTTTTAATATATCTATTGTTTTATTTAACTGATCATTCCTTTTCCATTGCCAACCATAATTAGATCTAACATTACCTTTTTCATCCATCATATTCTTCCAGGTAGGAGCATATCTAGATATTTCTTCTGCATTAGGATTTCCTGATAAATACCAGTCCCACTCTCTTTTAGCATATTTATTTGAAAAATTTCTCCACTTAGTTTTTATATTATTTTCCAATGGATTTAATATATTAAAACCTATGTTAAATAATGCTTTAGTATTATCAAAATTAATACCTGTTCTAGATATTAAATCATAATAAAATTCAAATGCTTCCTGTGCTCTGTTAAATACCATACTGTTTAAAGTCCTTTAAGTCATTCCAATCTCTATACGAATTTACTAATTTTTTTTCAATATTAGGTTTTCTAGCATTACCCGCTACAGAAAAAAACCAATCATCTTTATTTCCATATTTATTTAAATAGTCCCAGCCCTTAGAATC